TGCCGCTCGCCGGCGGCACGATGACCGGGAACATCGTGTTTGACGAGACGGGCGGGCAATTCATCGGAAAGGGCCTGGTCGACACCGAGCGCGGCGGCTTGTACGGAATCTCGCTCGTCTGCTCCGTTGGCTACCAATTCAATTGGCAAGCCGGCTGGATTCTCGCGACCGAGCAGAACGGCTCCACGCCGCGGCCGCTCTACCTCGACAGCGCCGCCGGCACGACGCTACGGGCCTGGGACGCGGCAGAGAACGAAGGCGTCGAAATCGCTCACAACGGCATCACCTTCGCCGACGACACCGAGCAGACGACCGCCTGGACCGGCGGCGTCGCCGCCGAGGACGTGACCGGGCTGGCGACGGTGGCGACCAGCGGATCTTATGACGACCTCGACGATCTGCCGACGCTGTTCGACGGCGCGTACTCGTCGCTCACTGGACTGCCGGCGCTCGGGACGGCAGCCGCAGCGGCGACCACCGACTTTGCCGCGGCGAGCCACAACCAGGCGTGGTCCACGATCACGAGCACGCCTACGACGCTCTCCGGCTACGGCATCACCGACGCTGCATCGTCGTCGCACACTCACGCTCAACTCCACGACCGCAGCCACGCGATCACGTCGTCGAGCGACCACACGGCCACGGCTTGGCGGGTTTTCTACAGCAACGCCAGCGGCGTCGTCACCGAACTCGCTCTTGGCAGCAGCGGGCAGGCTTTGCTCTCGCAGGGCGCGAGTGCCGCGCCGACGTGGGGATCGGCTGGATCAACGTCGGCATCCGATCTCAGCAGCGGTACGCTCGCAAACGCCCGCCTCACGACGCGAGCGCGTGCCGCCATGAACCTCTACCTCTGGTCTTCTTTCCGCTAGGAGTTTTCTCTCATGGCCCTCGAACCCGCCTTTGCTGTCACGCCACGCGTTTCAGCCGCCAACATCGCCACGGCGAACACCAACCGCGACGGCACCGGAACGGTGGCGACGCTCATCACTGGAGCCGCGACAGGCACGCGAATCGCCGAGATCGTAGTCCAGGCCAGAGTGACCACTACGGCCGGGATGGTGCGAATCTTCCTGCACGACGGATCGACGTTCTTCTTCTTCGACGAAGTGTCCGTTGCCGCCGCCACCGTGTCCGCCAGCGTGAAGGGCACGAGGGTAAGCACGCTTTACACCAACCTCGTGCTGCCCAATGCGTCGTGGTCGGTGCGCGTGAGCACGCACAACGCCGAATCCATCGACGTGACCGCCCTCGGGGCCGACTTGTGAACGACGGCATCCTGACGAGCGGCTACGCGCCTCCGCAGATGCCCGGCGGGCTGCTCGGCAGGCCGCTGCCGGTTCCACTGATCGATGCTGCGGCGTATGACGCCGACGCGATGGACTACATCTTGCGAGTCGAGTCCGCGGACGCTGCACCGCTAGAGCGGCCGGTGCGGGTGGCGATCAACACGCTGGTCACGGGCCTCAAGAGCGATGGAGTCTGGCAGCGGCTCGGCGCAGCGTGCATCCTAGCCGGCGCTCGCACGCTGGCCGGCATCCTGGTCCCTCTCGTCGGCCCCGCACCCAGCCCGGCGAATTTTGTCCAGGCGGACTACTCGCGCCGGAATGGCCTCGTCGGCAACGGCAGCAATAAGAACCTGAACAGCAATAGAGCGCAAAACGCCGATCCGCAGGACGACCTCCACATGGCGGTATATGCGACGACCGCGGCGACGAACGCGAGTGGTTTTCCTATCTACCTTGGCGTCGGGTCTGGAGGCGCTGGAGATTGCCACATTGGGGTCTTAACCAACGCATCGGACTTGTATACACGCATGAGGAATGGCACGTTTGACACGTTTACTGGCCGCGCCACGGCGACGGGCCTTATCGGATTCTCTCGCACGCAGAGCCACTGGTTCGCCGCAACAGCCGGGGCCATCTCCCGGCAGTTCGCCCGCGCGTCCCAGGCGTCGCGCACGGAAAGCACGCGCGTGTTTTCGTCGCTTAATGTGAGCACTGGCGTGGCGAGCCTTGTCAGCAACGCGCGTCTGTCCTGGTACAGCATCGGCCGAGCCGTCGATCTGCCGGCACTCCAGGCGAGGCTCGACACGTTTATGGCTTCGATCAGGGCAGCGCTATGACACTCGGCGACCTTTCGCTCCCGATCTCCTACGACGACGCTAGGCAGTACGCGCTCGTATTCACGCCGCCCATCGCCGCGAGGCTCGCCGAACTGCACGCGGTCCACGGCCATCCGGCATGCGTCCCGGTGCCGCGAGTGATGACGGACGGACGACTGATGCTCTCGGCTGACCTACTCACCGAGGTGATGCCCGGAGGGATGCTCCACGCCATGTGGCTAGCGGCAGACCAGGCCGTGTTGCTCGCCAGCGTCGAGGTCATGCCGTGGGACGAGGCGATCGCGATGCTGCCGCCAGAGCCGGAGCCAGCCTAATGCCATCTGCAGTCCAACGCTGGAGCCCGCCGCGTATGCGGGCGACGACCAGGACCAAGGAAGTCGAGCACTACCGCTCCTCCGACTGGCGGTCACGACGCGTGAGGATCCTGGTCCGCGACGCCTACACCTGCGCCAACTGCGGCCGCGTCGTGTCGGGCAAGGCAGCACACGTCGACCACATCGTCCCGCTCGAGGAAGGCGGCACTGACGCCGACGCGAACCTCCAGGTCCTGTGCGACGAAGACCACGGCAGGAAGACACGAGGCGAGCAGCGGAGACGCGGCAAGCTCTGAGCCTGGACCCAGGCCGGCCCCCTGCCAGATTGGCGGACGGGGTGGGGTCGGCCGGGCGCATAAAAATTTACGGAAGACCCCACGGGCCATCGCAACGAATTTCCGAGCGCCTTTCACGAACTGAGGTGATCCATGGGCCGCCGCGGCCGCCATCCTGACCCGAACTCGAAGCGATCGCAGGCCGCCCTGGCCCGCGCGGAGCAGCTCGCCCGCGTCGTCGGCCGCCCGGCCCCCGCCGGGCCCGCGCCCGCCGGCCGGCCGCAGCTTGACCCGCCGGCCCGGGTCGCGCGGCTCGCTACTGCCCTTGGGTTCTGGCAGCGGAACGCCCCGATCCTCGAGGCCGACGGCCGGCTCGTGGCCGACCGGGTCGACGCGTTCGCGATGCTCTGCCTGCTGCAGGCGGAGATCGAGCAGCTCGAGCAGGTGATCGACGGCGAGGGCTGGATCACGGCGACCGACAAGGGCCAGGCCGCGAGCCCGGTGGCGCGGCTGCTCCGTGACTCGCGGCGGGACTGGCTCACACTGGCGAAGGAGTTCGGACTGACCGCGGCGGCTGCGGCCCGGATGCCCCAGGAGCCGACCAGTGGCGAAGAAGACGTCGACGAAGAGGACCAGGTCCTCGCCAAGCTCCGCCTCCGCGGCGCGTGACCCGAAGAAGCGGCCCGAGTCCGTCCCGGGCTACGAGTGGGACTCCGCCGCCGCCGAAGCGCCGGTCGAGTTCATCGAGACGCTCTGCCGGCATCCCGACGAGCGCGGCGGCCAGCCGACGCGGATCGACCTGATCGACTGGCAGAAGGAACAGGTCCTGCGGCCGCTCTTCGGCTGGCGGCGGGCCGACGGCCGGCTCCGGTTTCGGCGTGCCGGGATCTTCGTGCCAAAGAAGAACCGGAAGTCGAGCCTGATGTCGCAGCTCTCGCAGTACATCCTCACCTGTCACGCCCCAGCCCAGGACGTGTTCCTCGCAGCGAACGACAGGCTTCAGGCGCGAACGATGTACCGCATGGTGCGGCAGTCAGTGGAGGCCAGCCCCAAGCTCTCGAAGATGCTCGAGGTGGTCGACTCGCGGAGCATCATCCGTAACCGCGAGACCGGGAAGGAGATTCGATGCCTGTCGTCGGACTCGTGGCGCAACGAAGGACTGAACGGCTCCGTCATCCTGGACGAGATCCACAGCTTCCGCTCGCCCGACCTGGTCGACGCCCTGATCTACGCGACCCGCGGCACGGCCAACGGCCTCGTCATCTCGATCTCGACGGCCGGCTCCGACCGGAACGGCATCGGCTGGCGCTGGTGGCAGGACTGTGAGCTCGTGATCAAGGACCCGAAGACGAACCCGACGTTCTACGGGCTGATCTACGCCGCGGCCGAGGACGACGACTACTCGGACCCGAAGGTCTGGCGGAAGGCGAACCCGTCGATGGGGATCGCCTTCCCCGAGGACGAGTTCGCGGCCGACTACCAGGACGCGACGACCGACGCCCGCAAGATGTCGAAGTTCCTGCGCTATTCCTTGAACGTCTGGCAGGCCGGGGACTCTCGCTGGATGGTCGGCTCGATCGACTGGGCGGCCTGCAATGCGGGCCCGGCCGAGCCGAACGCCGGCCGGCCCTGTTGGGTCGGCGTGGACCTGGCCTCGAATCTCGACATGACGGCGGCCGCGTTCGTCTTCAAGGAACGCGACGGCAGCTACTCTGTCGAGTGGAAGTACTGGGTCCCGCGCGAGACCGTGGCCGACCGCGTCCGCGAGGGCATCCCCTACGACGCGTGGATCCGCGACGGCTGGGTGACCGTGACCGACGGCCACCGGCTCGATCACGAGGCTGTCGCCCGTGATATCGTCGCCTATGGCCAGGACCACGAGATCCGGGCGGTCGGCGTCGACCCGTGGCAGGCCGGGGCCCTGGAGACGCTGCTCCAGCGCGAGGGCCTCACGGTCAAGGACATCCCGCAGCGGACCGGCT